ACTAAGCCAAGACCGCGAAATCGATCGGGCAAGAGAACCTGACCAAACCTGACGTAGCTGCCGCCATCGAAGATGCGATGGGCAAGCGAGCAGATAAGGTTGGCGTCACTGCCGAGCGCGTGCTGCGCGAACTGTCCCTGATCGGCTTCTCCAACATGCTGGACTACATCCAGCCGCGGGATGACGGCTTAGTCTACCTCGACATGTCCGCACTCAATCGGGATCAGGCTGCGGCCATCCAAGAGGTCACTGTCGATCAGTACCAAGAAGAGACTGGCAACGGCGAAGGGAAGCGCACAGTCAACAAGGTCAAGTTCAAGCTGGCCGACAAGCGTGCCGCGCTTGTGGACATGGGCAAGCACCTTGGCATGTTCAAAGAGAAGGTTGAGATGACGGGCGCAGAGGGCGGCCCGCTGGTGATCTCGTGGCTGAACCCAGAATAGTCACGATCCCATACACACCCCGCAAGCCGTTCATCCCGTATCACAACCGAACGCAGCGATGGGCCTGCATGGTGGTGCACCGCCGGGGCGGAAAGACCGTCGCCAGCATCAACGACCTCATCAAGACCGCGCTCACCTGCGATAAGCCCAACCCGCGCGTCGCCTACATCGCCCCGCAGTTCAACCAAGCCAAGGATGTAGCCTGGACCTATGTGCATGAGTTCGCTGGCGTCATCCCCGGCGTTAAGTTCAACGAGCAGGAGCTGCGCTGCGACTTCCCGAACGGCGGGCGTCTTCGGCTCTACGGCGCCGACAATTACGAGCGCTTGCGCGGCATCTATCTGGATGACGCTGTGCTTGACGAGTTCGCGGACATGGATCCGCGCGCCTGGTCGCAAGTCATCCGTCCGGCGCTCTCAGATCGCCAGGGCCGCGCTACCTTCATAGGCACACCAAAGGGCGCCAACACCTTCAAAGACATATGGGACGAGGCGGGCGGCGACCCGGAATGGTTCCGCCTCATGCTGAAGGCCAGCGAAAGCGGCTTGCTGCCAGATGACGAACTCATAAGCGCCCGCCGGCGCATGACTGACGATGAGTACGAGCAGGAGTTCGAGTGCTCATTCTCGGCGGCGGTGCAGGGCGCGTTCTATGCCAAAGACCTAGCGCTTGCCGAACAACAGCGCCGCATCGGCCGCGTGCCTCATGCGCCTGAGCTTCCGGTCCACACCGCATGGGACTTAGGCATAGACGACGCGACCGCGATATGGTTCTGGCAATCGGCGGGGCAGGAAATCCGCATTCTCGGCTATTACGAGACCTCGGGGGAGGGGCTTCCCGACATCGTTCGCGCCATCACCGACATCGGTAAGGCAAACCATTATCGCTGGGGCGAACACTATCTTCCGCATGACGTAGAGGTCAGAGAACTGGCTACGGGCCGCAGCCGCAAAGAGACGCTGGAGTCGCTTGGTCTTGACGTGCGCGTGGTCCCGAATATCGGCGTGGTCGATGGCGTCAACGCAACCCGCATGATTATGGCCCGGTGCTGGTTCGATAAGGAGGGCTGCGAGCGCGGCCTAAATGCGCTGACACTCTACCGCCGCGCCTTCGATGAAAAGCGCAAGGTGTTCATTCCGCGTCCGCTCCACGACTGGACGAGCCACGCCGCCGACGCCTTCCGCATGCTGGCCGTCGCGTACCGCGCGCCCATGGCTTATTCGGACGATGACGACGCCTACGAAGAGCGCCGCCGCACCGCCAACCGGACCACGGGCTATTGATGCAGTTCCTCCGCTGGCTGAAATTAATGTGCATGAGAGAGCACGCCATTGCTAAAAGGCTGAGGAAAGACCTGCGTAAGATTGCGAAGCGGGCTATGGTGGCGAGATGAGTGAGCGCAAGGCCAAGCACGATCTGGGCGATGGATTCTGGAAGTGTCCGGCGTGCCAGCCAACAGGGCCGGGAAACCGCTTTGACTGCCGTGTGTGCGACGCGACGGGCATGGTGTCATCTGAGGCGTATGACGCCTTTGAGGCGATGGTAGACACGATGCATCCAGGCGTAGGCGAGAGCGACACGCTCGGCGCGCCGTATAGCTTCGACCGCGGGCTACTCAGAGACTTTGCGGCGAGGCTGATCGCGGCAGGCTACGCGCGCCGCTCCGACGTGGAAGCGGAGATCGACGCCGCTTCAAACTGCGGGCCACGCTAACCCCTCGCACCCACCGCCACAGCCTAACATTAGGCCATGGCTCAAACAGCATCCATCACAAGCGCCTCAGGTGAGACGGGCTTTGAACCGTGTCCCGCGGGCCTTGGAACGATCAGCCTTAAAGGCACGATGAGCGCGGGCAAGATCGTTGTTGTGGTTCGCCCGCCTGGCGCATCCAGCGATTACATCTCCGATTACATCGACCAGACGGCGCTTGAGGAAGTCGCCGACGAGGCGGGAACGGCGTATTCCTACGTCGCGCGGTTTGATGTCGGCATCGGCAGCCAAGTGGCGCTCAAGGCGGACGCCAATTTCGTCGGATCGCTGACGGCTCTCGTTAGCGCGGATCCGTATTGAGATGGTGCGCCGCGAGCTTGTCGAAATGCTCGCGTCTGCGCTTGGCCGGCGCACGTCACGCGCTCCGACCTACGGAGCCGCGGACTTTGAGCGTGCGTTTGGCGGCGTCTATGAGCCGCCGCCAGTGCTCTATCGAGGCATGCGCCAACCGGTGAACGAGGGCGGATTCCGCCAGCCGCAAAGCCAATACGATGGCGTGTGGATGGCCGAAGACCCGGCTCTAGCCAGTGGCTATGCCTCACGCCTGGATGGCGGCCTCGCGGAGGGCGGGGCGGTCTATCCACTTCGCGCACGCGGGCGCTATGTTGATCCAGAGACGTTCAGCCACATTCGTCGCGGCGCGCCGGATGCAGCCGCGCTTCGTCGCAGGCTGCAGGAACTGAACTACGCCGGCATGCACGACCCGTCTACCAAGACGTGGATGGCTTTCGATCCTGACAACATCAGCTTTGCGTTGGGGGCGTGAAGATGGCTGCCGACCGCCAACGTCAATGGAGCGCCTAACATGGCTCGCGGCTCAGGCTCTTCCGGCGCGCGCAGGCTGGCGCAATCGGTACGCCACGGGATGGACGCAGAGACGCCGCCTGAAATGGCGGGCTATAGCGAATATGGCGAGGGTGGAGAGGCTGGCGCAGATGCGCCGGGCTTCATGCTCGAGGAGTTCTGCCGCTGGGACGGCAACATCGCGGAACTCTTCAACGATAGCGAAGAGGGCAAGCGCAAGCTCCAAGAGATCGGCCAGCTTGTGCTTCGCGAATATAAGCTTGACGACGCTGCCCGCACCGATTGGCGCGAGAGCGCCGAGCGCGCGCTTGAGACGGCAGGCCAAAAGAAGGGGGAGAAGAAGACCTATCCCTTCAACGGCGCCGCTGACGTTCGCTTTCCGCTGCTGACGACATCAAGCATTCAGTTTGCCGCTCGCGCTTATCCCAACATCGTCCGTGGCGATGAAGTCGTCCAAGTCAAGATCAACGGCGAAGACGTAGACAGCGCCAAGGCCGATCGCTCAGAGCGCGTTGCGGCCTTCTGCAACGATCAGATCATCTACCAGTGCCCGGAGTGGGAAAACGGCACCGACCAGCTTCTGCACCAGCTTCCGATCACAGGCGCAGGCTTTCGCAAGGTCTATTGGGACGCAACGCTTCGCCGCCCGCGCTTTGACTATGCGCCGGCGCTGAAGGTCGTCATCCCCATAGACGCGCCGTCGATTGAGATGGCCCCGCGCGTCACGCACGTTCTGGACTCGATCTATCCTTACGATTACGAGGCTCGCGTGGCCTCCGGCCAATGGCTGAAGTGCGAAGTCCAAAGCAACACCGCCGACAGCCAAAAGCCGATCCTGTTCCTTGAGCAGTGCCGCTATATCGACATGGACGAGGACGGGCTTTCAGAGCCTTACATCGTCACCGTGCATGAAGCGACGGGCGCGGTCGTTCGCATTGATCCGGCGTTCGATGAGAAGGACATCAAGCGCGCGCCGATGGGCGAAGACGGCGCGCCCGGCAAAATCCTTGCGGTCACGCGCCTTCTGCCGTGGGTCGATTATTGCTTCCTGCCTGATCCGCAAGGCGGCGCTTACGGCATTGGCTTTGGCAAGCTGTTGGAAGAGATTTCCGACACCATCAACACGCTCTTGAACCAGATGATTGATGCGGGTCACTGGTCCAACACCAATACCGGCTTCATTGGCGCGGGCCTCAAAGTCCGCGGCGGCACGATCTCGCTTGAGCCCAATGTCTTCAAGATGCTGGACGGGGTTCAAAACGTGCAGCAAGCGATCCAGCGTTTGGAGTTTCCAGGCCCGAGCGCGGTCAGCTTCAACCTGATCGAGCTTTTGCTTGGCGCGGCCAAAGACATCACCGCGATCAAGGACGTGCTCGCAGGCGATATGCCGGGCGGCCAGCACGTTGCCGAAGGCACGGTCATGGCCCTCATTGAGCAGGGCTTGCAGGTCTTCACCTCAATCTACAAGCGCATCTATCGCTCGATGCGCAAAGAG